GAACGCTAGGGTAAGCGTTGTCTTGGACATCACATTGATTTTTGAATCGAATTGCATCGGGCTGTTGACTTACGCCACCAATGAGGCTTGAGGTGTTTCTGGTTATTAAGGCCATTTAGGATACCCTATTCCGCACATTTCCTCTATCGATTACACGGGCAACATCGTAGTGATCGAAGATCGTATAATCTCCGCCATCTGACTCTGCCTCCCTTAGGTTAACTAGGGCGTGGAATTCATCAAGTTGATTGAAGTCGTGGTGTTTGCCACTACCAACAACACGGTCTTGGAACTTTCGTGCCGCCCTAATCATAATGTATTGTCGTGCTGATTGGGGAAGTTCCTCCCAAGTTAACATATATGTTATTGTACATTTCAGATCACTCGTCATTGTAAATGTACGATCTGTTTTATTATATAGTTTGTCCCCACGTTGGATATACTCTTTCCGCCCTTTGTGTGCAGATTCAACATCTATACGGGCAGCATTCGTAGGGATGTTTATTACATCACTAGAATCCTTGAGAAGTTTGACTTCATATTCTCTATTGAAGTTCCAACCGGCTGATTGGACCTCTCTAGAAACCTCATTCAAAAGAGTCTGGGCTATAATAACGTCAGATGTTTTGGATGAAGCATCTAAAGTATTAACAGGGGCCTCTCCAATAACACTTAACATAGTGTTTACAGCCTCTAATTCTGTAGTTTTTGTCAGACTCATAAAGTTTCCTTAAAAAGAAAGAGCAGCCCCCCCGAAGGGGGACCACTCAAACATAGGGGGCTAAGAAGTAACTGAAGGATTAACCTGCTTCAAGAGCAACTAGACATTCATGTCGCAGAATGTCATGGCCCATCGCATACTTCGCTACCAGTAACGTACCTTGACGTTCTACTTGATACTCTGTTTCTACAGCAAGATCAAGAAGTTTCACGGTACCTATTCCGCCTCGTTGGAAGCAGAGAGCCTGTGGCACTGAACCCGCAGTACCTGCGAAGTCTTGTGATCCACTAATAGAACCCATATCGCCGTCATCTGGAGTCCAATCTGCCGTTGGTAAGTGATTACTTTTGAAGAGTCGCATTCCTGCAACACTCATAACCATACCACTTGCGAGTGAGCCATTACCATCGTTACCATAGTCACGGTTGATAGCATCTTTGTTCTCCTCAACTAATTTGTAGTAATTAGCGGGGGTTAAAACGCAGAAGCGATCATTTGAAGGTACATCCTTCTCGTCCATTGACTGTGCGGCATCAACAATTCCGGCCAATAGTTCATCACCAGTTGGTGTAGCAGCAGTAGCAATATCAATAGTTTTACCTAGATATTGATCTGCTTGGGTTGAATCCGAGTCCCCGAATCGGTTTGTAGTTTCACGGGCACCAACAAGAGCATAGTTAATCAGAGTCTGATCTGCTTGGTTCGCTAATGCGAAGCCCATTTGACGAGAATATTCACCACGAACATCATAATGATTTTTCGCTTCATCGATATTAGCAATGAAGGATGAACTCAATAGAAGATCGTTGATAGTGATAACTTTTTCAGTGTGGTTGAATTCAGTAAGATATTTACTTGATGAACCATCACCACTATCTGTTTCGATCACGGATTCGCCCGCTGTGTGGTAAGCAGCAGTTGCTGTACCGATAGCAGGGAACTGGGCACTCTTACCAGATTGGATAGAGCGAACAGTATGCAAAGGCATCATAACATTTGCTTCTTCAAAGGTCGCTAGGACCTCACCCGCAAATTGTTTCAAAAACAGTTCATTAGAATCTGCTGATGTTGCGGCATTTTCACCCAATCGTGAGACTGGGCCTTGTACATAAGCCATGAGAGGCTCCTTTATGTAAAAGAGTTAGATTAAAATTAAATTACAATAATGAACTATCAACATAGAGAGTCTATATTGGTTATCCGCCGCAACGGGCCAACGACACATCTTATGTGAGTTGTGTTCAAAGCATTCTTACAACCCAGAGGGCTCTAAGAATATGAGGTTTATCTTCCAGAAGTTGATTTAGATTTATTAGAATTGGAGGAACTTCCACGCCTAGTGGATCGGCGTTTCTTTCTAATCTGTAGGCCCCTCATACTTGCTATTCTAATAGGGTCTCCCTCGTGGTCTTCGACAGGAACAGGCAACGTGGGAGGCCATGGATAAAAGGGCTTCGATGGCGTTGGGGGACGCTTCCTTCTCGGCGTATGAGGACCATCTACTGGGGACCATGTTCCATCCGGATTTAACGTAGGATGCCAAGGCCACGGAGTATATCCGGTGCCTGAAGGTCGTCTAGGGTCAGGATACTTCTCCCGCTCCCTTCTGTCTTTATCTATGGCCATCTTACCTATTCTCCTGCCATTTGTATGCTACTACAGCACCAACACAGAAACAGACTACGCCTACTAAACCAGTCCACCAAAGGGTTCCTAAAGCATCACCTAAAAAATTCATATTAAAAGTCCTTCTTCTTTAATTTGCGGCGGGCGTACTCATAAGCCGGATCGCTTGTACGCCGAACTGCGACAGTTTCGTTAAATGATAATGTGGATTCGCGGCTTGCAGCCTTAAGATCCACTTCAGCAGATCTCATGGCTCTACTAGGTATAAATAATCCAAAAGACCAAAATATCTTTTTGATAAACATACCCACGCCGGTCTGCCATAGTAATATCACCACGCCGATAAGGGCTACAACAAGAAATCCTTGCTGTAAAAGTTGGGCCCACCAAGGGGTAGTATTTTCTACCCCATGTAAGTGGGTCCGCACTTCTGATGTGGTTTTGATTATACCATCTTGATACCTTCCAATCTCCACAGCCTTGGAGGCAGTCTCTGGTTCTAGAGTATCTGTTACAATTGCTGCGGCCAGTAGTTTTGATTCAGTTGCATCGTTAGAAATTGAAACAGCGGCAGAGTCGATAGCAGCCTTAGGAGTCTCACAGGCATACATAAATACGGCACATGAAAGGGGAGCAACGACCTTTAGTCTATTCCAAAATAACATCATAGTCTTGAAGTGCGTAATCTGTTCTCTACGTCTTGCCGGTAAGCGGGATCTGATCTATATTTAGGATTCTTCATAGCCTCAGTAACTTCATTCCACGACCGGAAGGCATTAGAGGTCCCCTCGGTACCTGTGTGACCAGTGATAAGTGTTGGAGAACCTGTATCTTGTTGGTATCGAGCGTGAAGCCCTTGAATAGCCATTTGTATTTGATTCGGATCCCCACTTGCCATAACACTGTCGTAGGTGTCAATCTCTGATTCTGAAAGATTAGATCCGGCCCATTCTGTAAGACTGTCATAAGCCTCTTGTCCCCCCACGCCCTCTAGGAGTGCGGATTGATTTGCACGAACTAACGCTTGTTGTCCGGCAACATATTGCTGCACAAGTTCTCTAGGAAGACCTTGAGCCTCCATAGCGGCATAAGAATCCTCGCTAATATCCCCAGTATTGAATAGTTCTTCGGCATATCCCGCCATCTCATCATTTGATAATGGGAAGGCCGATTCCATATCTGTAGATTCTTCCGCATCTGTCTTCCCAAGACTTTCCAGTTCCATGTAGGAGTTTGATAGGGCTTCCACATCAACGGATCCATCTTCACGGACAAATTTATCCGGAACTTCATAGCCCGATTCGGAAGGTTGTTCCTCTTGCCCTTGCATCGAGGCTTCCGGCTCATTCATGCCCCCACTTAATTCAGGGTTTTCAGGACCAGTGTGTCCTTGTGAAATTTCAATACTTTCCATAATACTTGTTTCCTATGTTTCTACTGGCATCGGTTCTTGGGCCTGATCCGTTTGTGCCATGTGTTGTTTATTTGCTATATCCATAACCTGAGGCCCAAACTGCTGAGCGGCTTGCATCAACATTGCTTGCTGCTTCTCTTGTTGTATCTCTTCTTCTGTACGAACGAGCCCCTCCGTATCAATACCAAGGGCTAAGGCTCTTCTATCCATATATTCTCTCATGTCTATGAATTGACCTAATGCTTCAGGTCCCAATATCTGAGCCACACCTACAAGGAATTCATCCATTTTATTTAAATCGTTCCCTCTTCCGAGAGCCTCGATTCCCGTAATAATTGTAGGTGTTACAAGATCTGTGGGAAGTTTAGGTAGTCTCTTATCTTGTTCCATCCTATCCATAATACGCTTAACTAGGGGTAGTTGAAGTTCCTGAGATAGTACGCTATATATGCCGCCTAACTGTCGTTCGATAGATTGTGTAACCAGACGAACTTCGGCTGCCGTTACCCTATCGGCTTTCCGTATGGCGTTGTCAGTTAAGAGGAACGCATACGATAAGCGATCAGAGAGCGTTTGGACCGTTTGGTACGCAATACCAAAGTCCGCCGCCTTATTAAGTTGTAGTACGGTGACATCGCCCGCCGATCCCTCAACAATAGCACCATTTGGAGCCTCCGCTAATACTCGTGTTCTAGTAACACCATTAGGTGCTACCAAGAATAATATCTTCGCCGCTGCTGCCGAGCCTTGGACAATAGACATCATTAAAGATTCTAAGGAAAGTAGGTCCCCCATGTATTGTTCCACATACCCACGACCATAATCCTCGCCATCTGTGCGATTCATACGTAATGCGAGATATGGGGATTTTTCTTTTTTATAAGATCCGCTAGAATTTGGTACCACGGCTCCTCCAATTTCTTGGAAAACCTGCACCTCATCCTTGTAACCACACTTAATACAAGTGTACATATCAATCTTACCGCCTCTAGGAGCCTTATCTGATGTAGCAATTAGGGCCTTAGCATTATCCGGAAGCGTTGAAGCATTTACAGTTTCTTTAATAATTATGGTTTGAATTTCACCCATCGGATCACGCTCGACCACAAAGCGGTCAAGATGAATAACCCTTACTTCTCCCGAATCAGCCATATGTAATAATACATTTCCACCAACAATAAGATGACGTAGGGCCTCATACATCTGGACACGTATAGCCTTAGTTTCGACCTCTCGCATTATAGATCGTTCTACCTTTGATAGGGCACCTTCGATCTGAGTCTTAAGAGCCTCGCCGCCCGCCTGATCCGCTATTTCATTCAG